CTGTTCCTTTTGTGCTAAATTCTAATCCAACATTAGTATCACTTCCTGTTGCAGATATAGATGGGTTATTGCTTGTTGCACTATTTGTTACTTCTAAATAATTAACTGCTGAAGCTGTAGTTTGAAATATTAATTGTTCATTACTGTTTTCATCTAATATTCCATGAGCATCATCTATAGCAATATTATGTGAATTAGTATCTAAATTTGCACCTAGTTGAGGAGAGGTATCATTAAGTAAGTCTGAAGCTACTGAACTATCAACAAAATCTACAGTATTTGCAGTGGTATTTATATTGGCTAAAGTAATATCATCTGAACCATCAAAAAATTTTAAAGCATAGGCAGTTACACCCCCAGAAGTATCTAGCCAGATAGTTCCAGATACTGCACCACTTGGTCTTGATGTACCAGAGTTAGAAGAATTAATAGCAGATAAAACATTATTAATATCAGTTCTAGTTGCTGGAAATGATTGGTTTGCTATATTATAATCGTGTTGTGCCATAATTTGTTATACTCCTTTTAGAAACCCTTTGCAATAAAATCAAATGTTCTTGAAATGTTAGTTCCACTTGAATTTTGAAATAAAACATCAAAGCCATTAATTGTTTTATTAGATACTGTGAAGAAATCTCCTGTAGCCATATTTTCTCCTGTAATTCCTACAGCATAATTAACAGATTTGTATGGATTTGTAAATGTTACAGTTTTAGTACCAGCACCAGATACTATGTCATTACCACTAAATATTCTATCAGGCATATCAACTGTAACAGTAACCTCTGAAACTCTTGGTGTAGAAGCATTATCAGAAGAAGTTAAAACAACTCTAAATTTAAAATATCTAGCAGTATAGTTACCTATTACAAAATTTCTAAAGGATGTATAGGTTGTGTTGTCATCACTTGTTGCTATTTCTAAATGAGCATCACAGTTAGCTGGTGTATCTCCATCAAAGTTAGATTTTGCAGAATCAAACAATCCAGATTTGTTATCAAATAGATCGTCTGGGTTATCAGATGTTTGAGTTATACTTGCAGTAATTCTACAAGTATGTTTTGCACCAACATCTATAATATCTGCAAATTGATAATTACCACTTGAATTATAGTCAGCATTAGAGACACCAGAATCAAATACTCTAGTTGTTTCGTCATCAAAATTTCCAGATGCACTATCAAACAGTTCAGATGAATCTAATTCAATTGCACCATCAGTTAATATTGTATCTGAAAATGTACCACTAAAATCAGGGTGTTCTGATTGTGTTGCTACTGCATTATGATTTATAACATCTGTTACATTAGAAATAATAGATGTAGCATTAGAACTAAAGTTACCAAGTTTATCTACTGCTTTAATAAGATAAGTTCCAGCCCTAGCTGGTACTGATATTGATGTTGCTGGTCTTGATACCTTAGTCACTAAATTAACTGAGTTTTGCCAATCTGCTGTTCCATCAGTTTCTTTTGCATATCTAATTTGATAAAATGCTAAATCTAAGTCTGTTATAGCTTTCCAAGACAAATGAGCAGATGTTCCTACAATATTACACGAAAAATCTTCACAATCAGAGGGTGGTGCAAGAGCACCTACAATAGTTCTTTGTGCAGATACATAAGATGACGATACACCTAAACTTGATACTGCTTTTACCCTTACATCATAAGTTTGTTGGTCAATAACATTTAATACTCTATGATTTAATCCAGAACCTTGTGCATAAATAATAAAATTAGTATCTGTGCTTAATTTATATTCTACTTGATAAAAACTTACAAAGCTATCAGGAGAAGCACCAATACTTACATCTAAGGCCACAATAACTGTTCCGTCATTATATTGAACTAATTGATCTGATAAAGTTACACTTGCTGGTGGTTGCACATTAAATGGATTAGGAAGATTTGTACTAGGTGTTGCTGTAGCTTGTGTTTTAGTTGCCCATGTATAATGTGCGTCTTGATGTTCTACTAAAGTTAAACCTATTGTAAAATCTTCATTAAAAGTAATTCCTAAAACTCTAAATGGTTTTGCAGAAAAGCCTAAAGAACTATGTGTGATATTTACAATATCTCCTATTGCTAAATCATAAGCATTAAAATTAACCTTAATACCTAAAGATAAAGCATCTCTACTTCTTCTTAAAATTACTTCAGCAAGTTCTTCAGCTTGATATGGACTTGTGATCGTGGTAAAATTAAATCTTCCCTCAAGTAAAAATCCACCATCACTAGCTTTCATAGTTGCGTGTTGATCTGCACTTGGTAAAGCACTATCATCTATTGGTGGAAACTGAACTTCGTCAACTTGGAAATTACGATCTGGATTTACAAAACCAACTATAACTCTATTATATCTATCATTTTTTGTGGGTGTTGATAAAGAATAACCATCTATAATATCATCTTCTGTTAATGTAATAGATGCAGTTCCTGTTGTTTCTATTACTAGATTATATTTACCAGCATTGTAAGGAAGATACCCTCTACAACCTTTTAACATTTCTCTTACATTATCAATAATATTTTTTGATGTATCTATGGCAGAATTACAATCAAATATATTTATATCACTTGCACCAGAATATGGTGTTACTTGAGTTGCACAAACAACAGAAGCATCATAAAAAGATTGTAAATCTATTTCACTTATTGCTATACCTTTTCCATATCTTGCATTAGTTAAATAATCTAATAAACACCAAGATGGGTTTGTCTGATAAGATGCAGTTTGCTCTACTAAACTTGAATTATATGTTTTAACTTTTTTACCTTGTATTTTAGCTTGTACTTTTGGAATTCCTGTAAATGCGTCAGAGTTCCATTTAAATCTTAAAGCTAAGTAACAAAGCCCACTAAGTTTATGGTTACTTCCCCAACTAGATAATGTTGATAATAAAGATGATGCTGATTGACCATCAGTTCCAAAATGTGGTTGTACCCTAATTAAACTAGTTGAACTTTTAAAAAAATTGCTATCAGAACTATTTACATCAACTTCAGTTCCATCAGATAAAGCACTTGCCCAAGTTACAACTTTATCATCTACTCTTATTTCTTCTATATCGTTTATTTCTCCCTCTGACATTACAATAGCCATATATAAATAAGTGTTGTCATTTCCAGAAGTTTCCATAAAAACTCTAGTTCCCCCTGTTAATCTTTCTCCATAAATAACAGGAATATTAGAGTCATTTGATTGTTTGTTAAGTAATATACCTTTTTCAAAATCATCAAATGTATTAGTACCAAAATCTGGTTGTTCTGGTGTTTTTGGTCTTAATGCCCATGACATAAAAAGAGTAACACCTAAAGAAACCCACGGATTTCCACCAGATAATACTCTAGCACCTATGCTAACAACTGATCTTACTATTGACCCCATGCCCAATAATCCTTTATAATTATTTGTGTATTTCTATATATTTTACTATTGTCTGTTCTTAACCAATTAATCATTTTACTTGAACCAAATTTCTTTGCAAAATAATTTTTTGTCCATGACATAATATCTTTTAAATTAGAAATACAAATAGTTTCTATATGCCAAATATTATTACCTGAGTTCCATTCATCATTGTTTATAATTCCTGTTTTTTGAAAATTATTAGATGCGTTATCTGATAAATATGCCCAATTAGTAAAACCCACTAATTTATTATTATAATAATGTTTTTTATATTGATTAAGTTCAATACTAGGAGTTAAATAATATTCTAAATCGTAATCTTGTAAATGATCGTATTTTTTATAATTTCTATATAATGAAATAATATCTCTCATTATTTTCTACCCCATTTAATATCTTGTACTGTTTCAGAACTAAAATCCATTCCTACATCTGTGCTAAAAAATCTTTGCTGTGATGTATTGTTTGTTTTACGACCATTTTTTTTATTAAAATCTGCCCAATGAGATACAATAGATAATGATAATGTGCTTGTTGTTTTTTGTTCTGATATTTCAAAATTTTCAATGTTTCCTTTATAAAGTAAAAAAGGATTTGCAATTATAGTATTATCATCAGCTAATAATCCTCTAAAAATAGTAACTACATCATTAATTACATTTTCATTTAGAACTGTTGATATAAATGTTTGATCTGCACCAGATAAAGTAAGAGTTATGCTTGATTTACTAACATCTGTTTGTTCATTAAAATCAGATATACCTAATAAATGATCTGATGCTGAATAAGTAACTGATGAACCAGATACAGAAGAAGTTAAAGGAAAAGAACAATCTGTGAAATTAACAGGAGTGCTAAAACCAATAGTAACAAGGTGTATTGGTCTAATATCATTAGTCGCTAGTTGATTTTTTATCGCTGTTGTTAAACTTCTGGTCATGTTCTTCGTAAGTTGTTTGAGTTACACTTTCTGTACCTTTTAACATAGTATAT